GCCATTCCATACTGTTGGTTCTGTATGTTTTGATTAAACATACGTTGCTGGGACAACTGTGACTGATATGGATTAGTTTGCTTTTTAAATAAACCGCCAGCCATAGTTCCTAAGAACTGACTAGCCAAACCTACTGTCATTGGATCTACCATAATGTTCTCCTACTGCAATACGTACCAAATTCCAGCACCGGCTGAATCGACCTGTGATACTAGTGTTACAGTTTCATACTGTGCTACCGGCCATGATTTTGCTGCAGCTTTGGCAAGTGTGTCACCTGATGCTGCTACAGCCGAAACTTGATTTGCGGTGGAATCTGTTTTGATTATATGGATAAATTGTCCATGTGCATAGTATGCACTAGGTAATGTAAGTATAACTGCTGCACTAGATGCGTTTACACTGATTATCTGTTGTCCTGTATCTACTATAGCAGTAGCTGATAACTGCAATGGACTAAAGTTTGCTGGTGTGTACGCTGGCATTTGCGCACCACGTGTTTGCACATTTTCAGTAAGAACTGCACTTTTACCCGGACCACGTGCTTGACCTACTGCAGCCGATGGGCTTTCTGGACTTGTTAAACCACCCGGTATTGGCATTACGCTCTCCTTACTCCACTCTCAGTAGACATAACCGCCAGCGCATGAATCTCTAGTCGAGACGTTGCATTTGTTCCAGATAAATCTAATTCAAGCCATGTGCCACGCATTTCATTTGCAATCTGCCTAAAGCCAACAGCTTTGTCTTCGTTTGCTTGAGTTGTATATGTGCCAGTAGTTATTACGTTTCTATTGTTCGTAATCTTCCATGTAAATCCAATTGCAGTAGGAGTGTAGTAGTGTACGTTTACTTGATGTGGTCTGTTTGTACCGTAGTAAGCAACGCCTTCAGCGTATGTTTGACCATACCGTCGTGTAGTTATTCGCCAGTCAATACCTTGAGTTGCACCGCTTTGTGTTGCCCGATCACTAAATCCCTCTAGTCTAAAAATTTGACCATTAGATGCGCCAACATACATATCTGCAACATCATTTGTAGACGTACATGACACAGCACTTGTTGCGTAAGTTTGTACTGTACTAAAAACAGGTAACACCCATTTAACCCAACCTGTAGTTCGTGTGTCATATACATAAACTACACTATTTCGGTTTGACGCAGTCGCTCCAGCTACTGGAGCAAATGCATATAATCTGCGTTCATGCGATAGCAATACAATGTCTGAATACGCTGCTGCTCCAATATAAAACGCTGAACCAGTAGGTCCATAATCTGATGACCTTGGGTTAAGTACACCCTCCAATGGAAGACTTACTGGCTCAATCTTAGTACCATTCATAGTACTAATGCCAGAGCTAGATACGTGTAGTGCTTGACCTACAAGGCTGGCAATGCCTTTACTAGCTAGTAAACCAGCACCCGGCTCACGTATAAACTGTTGTGCCTGAAAAGACGTAGGATCAAATCCCATAATGGGAACAATGCTATTCTCTCTATATGCAATAAGCACAGCCGACGTATCACCGCCCGCTGCAACCATTCCATCTGCAACATAAGACAGAAGGTTTACAATCTTTTCGTTATCATCCTGTGACCCAATGGTCATGAACGCACCCTTGATTGCCATGAAGGGGTCTTGTACGTTTGGAATATTTGTTGTGTATATTCCATATTCATTATCTTTGTTCAATGGCCACGTTGCGTAAAGACCATTGTCTTTAGATACAAATAAGCGTTGCTTGTGATTTGCAATGGTTGATAAACCAACTGGTAACTGGTCTCGTCCACCATGTTGGAACATACCCTGTCTACCAATATTAGTAGGATAGAGAATATCGGTATCTCTTACATCATCAAAGATAGTAAACGTAGCAGTGTTTGTACTCCAAGTTAAATCAAATGTTATGCCATCTGCGTTTACAAGTGCTGGTGTTGTTGCTGCGTAATCAAATACTTTTGCGTTTTGATTTGTAAATGTTGTACCTGCCCCTAGATTAACAGGGATCATAGCAATTAAACGTGGCATACCATCCGTAAAAATGGTGTCGCATCTACGATATACGAGAATGTAGTCATACAAGTAATCAGTGGTACTTGTACGTAATCCAGCATCAGTTATGGTAATTCTGCCTCGTGAATACGCTACGGATGATTCAATCTCTGGGCTGAATTCACTTGACGTAGTTTCAATACCTTCACCCGGAGGAGCTGTTATGTTGTACGCAGTTGTTGCTCGCCATGCTGCGGGAGCTGCTTTCCAGCGTGTGTAGGTGTACTTATATCTATTATCAGGAGTAAGTCCGCCTTGACGCACTACATCACCTAGGGCTATTACAACGGAATCAGCAGGAATATCTGGTATGTCTTCATCAAACCTTATGTAAATTGCCGTTACTGCATCTCTGTTTTGTCCCGGTATGGGGAATAGTTGGAATTCCAAAAAGCGTGTTTGACTGTTATATACAGCCTGACCAGTCCAAGTTATTGTCCCTGATGATTCTTGCATTCCGAGACTTAAAGGTATTTCCGCAATTCGTAAATTAGGATGTAACTCAGCACGTATGCCTAATCCTTTGTCGTTAGATAGATCGGGTGTCCCACTAATCGCCAATTTAACAAGTCTGTTTTGCAGGTATCCGCCAAAGTTACCGCGCACATTAGTATTAACCTGATTACCCTTAATGCCAGCCAAGCCAATATCTGTAGTGGTCCCCAGATCATTAGGACTAGACAGCACACTATATACGTACACTCCATCGACTAGAACACCGGGGTCGTCATTTCTAGTCCACCCTGAGTTAGATATCTGTAATTGTAATGCTTGTAAAGTATCTTCGTAATCTCGGAAATCAACGAGGTACTCAAATAGAACCCAGTCGCTCAAAGTCTGTTTAGGTGGAGCGTCTGCAACAGCAGAAAAATATGCACCACTTATAATGTTTCCCGGAGCTGGACTAGTACTGCTGTAACCCCTTATGTCAACATTTAAATACTGTCCATTGAATGGCTTGGCGTCATCGTAGTTCATTAAGTAAAAAGACAGCTTAAATAAACCGTTTACTTTTGGCGTACTTCCATTTTGTGTGTAAGTCGGTAATGAAATAATGTTTTGAATTAGATAGTCTTGTGGCTTATCAATTAATGCTACATACCCTGATGTTCGATTATCAGCACCTCTAGACACAACGCCTTTTTTACCAGTCCACGGCAATGCTTTTAACTGCACATCTTCAGAACCAGTGCCGATACTTGGAGAACCAGCAATTACATTCCAGTTTGCAGCAGCACTTGCAAAAATAGGGTTAGTTACTCTGTTATCAAAAGGAGCTGAGAATGCGCCAAATGTAGCACGGGCTGCAGAATCTGCATAGGTCCCACTCGTGTAGGACTTAATAGCTTTGACAATACCAACTGCACCGGGTTTATTGGATGTCGGACCAACAGCAGTAGGCATAGATGCAGCAATTGTGCCATTAGTTCTAAATGTACTAAAAGACGAACCGGTGCCACCAACGCCATATATATATCTACCATACTGCGTCATCCGAACAAGTTTCCCCGCAGAGGGGAAATTGAATGACAGTCCTGTTGTTTGGTCGATTAATTCAGTTTCTGTTGCTGGAATAACCGATGGATCAGATGCATATAATTTACTATTTTTAGCGTAGATGAGTTTACTGACTGTTGCGGAACTTTTTAATGCAGTCAATTCATAAACAGGATTAGCGTTAAATGTATTCATGATGCCACGGAAACCATTCCTTAAAACAGGAGAGTTTCCATCAATCATCATGTTTTCAATGTTTTGTGCATACCCGTCTTTTAACTTGTTTGCTTGCGTACGTGTATCCATGCCAATCCATGTAACGTCACCCAACACAAATGACTGTTGGTTGCTCATTGCCTTAATTGCCATTACATACACCCCATTCGTTTAAATGTTCTTACTAATGTTCCGTCGCGCTTACTATTATCTGTAAGCGTACCACTATTATTGTACTGACCATTTGTCAAGTAACCTGTGTCATATGTGTCTACGACTGTGCCTCCACTTAAGGTTTCGCCTAGAAGATGCATTCTAAACACAGGCAATGTAAATGGAACATCGTACAATCCACCAGCAACAACCTCTGTGCATAATGGGCTTGTTTCCCACCCGCAAGTTAATGGTAGAAGATTTAAATAGTCAGTACATTCACAGGCATCCGGTACGGTGTTATTTACAACAATAACCGTTCCACCGACAATGGTTACAAATCCAGCGTACCCCGGTGTGTTTGGAGATACAGAGTATGACTGCAGTGTTGCCTTACCGGTTAGACTTGCTGTGCGACCAAAACCAAATAGTGCTCCGACCGTTGCCTTTGCACTAATAGCAGACGTTTGCGGGAATTGACCTGTAGATGTTAGCGTTGATGATGCACTTATAGGCGATGCACCATCACGTGCATACGCATTATTTACAGTTCCTGAACCCGATATAGATGACGCACCAACACGTGTTATTGCGGACGTGAGAGTGGAGCTTGCACTTATACTAGACGATGAATTACGAACACCGTTTGCAGTAAGAGTACTGCTAGAACTAATAGATGAAGATACATTAGTGGCTGATACGACTGTCCCGGTGCCAGTTAATGTGCTTGCAGTAGATATCGAACTAGCAAAATTAAATGTAAGTAATGGAGTTAGTGTTGCTTTTGCACTAATACTGGATGCTGCTGATCCAGTTGGAGATGCCTGTACAGTACTTGATCCACTAATAGCAGACCCAGTAATAAATTGAAATGATCCTGATAAAGTAGTCCCTGCGCTAATTGACGCAGATCTTGGAAACGCTGGATTACCGGTTAAGGTACCGGATCCAGATAAACCTGATGTGCGAACAAACTGTATTCCTGCAGTAAGAGTAGATGAACTACTAGCAGACACAGACCTAACAAACGATGGTGCTGCGGATAAAGTACTGCTTGCACTTAATGCTGAAGAACCAACAAACGCGTATGTTCCAGATAACGTACTACTAGAACTTAATGACGCTGTACGAACAAATGATGGAGCTGCTGTAAGCGTAGATGAGCCACTAAGGCTTGCTGCGCCAGTCGTTGTTGTTGACGGTGCGGCAAGCCTTGCAGCTATAAAGGCTACTGTTATATAGCCAGCGCCAAGCGGTCCAGCCATTAGATTAGTCTAACGCTACGGAAATTGCTCCAGCAGCAAATGTAATAGACTGGCCAATTGCTAGTGACACACTTCCACCGGTCAGGTCTCCGTAATATAGAACGGATGTGTCGGTAGCCATGTTTGCTGGCGTAGCGTTAACTGTGTTGGTGTAGCAAATAGCAATACCTACGATTCCGTTGTTTGCAGCACCAGTTGCTGTAAACGTAAGTGCGTTCGCGTTTACAAGCGATGCACCACCACTTGAAGCTACGTTAGTACCAGCTCCTGTAGAGAACTGCTGACCAGATGTTCCTGTGAATGCTGGACGAGTTGTATACGCACCAGCCGATGCTAACTCAACTAACGTGCCATCACTAGTTGCTGTCGTCAGAAATGCTAAATACAACGGCATAAGCGATGCGCCCGTACCAGTTGTGTATGTAAGCGCATTACTGCCAGTGACAGCCAACGAGCCACCACGTAGAGTAAGGTTTAAAATATTCGATTCAAGAGAACTAGAAAATGCTGTACCTGCTGGCATAATTACGTACCTACCTTTACGATTGGATCAGCACTTACACTTGTAGTAATAGGCTGAGACCATATAACGGATGTGTCCGCTTCATTGTACACATCAACCTGCGTCCCCGTACTTGCATCAACCTTATTGCGCAAAATACGTAACGCATTTCGTACCGTCCTACCACTTGCTGTAGTAGACGCTTCATTACCTGAACTATCTAGGTTGCGAGCAAGGATAGCATCTGCTATCTCTGCTGTGGCCGTAGCTGCTAACTCATCACTTCCAATTGCATCAGTCGCTATAGCAGCAGCGTTAATAGCTCCAGCTGCAAATGAGCCAGTAGTAATACCACCTGTGGCTACTGATCCAACTGATCCAGTTACATTACCAGTAACACTACCAACAGAACCCGTTGTTGAAAATGTCTGCGATGTGGCTAGTGAGTAACCAGTCTTATCGTTGTTCGTACCAACAGTAGTAGCACCACCAGCAGTAATAGCTAATGTCGAGAAGTTTGTTGGAAACGCTTGCGTAAGTGAGTAACCAGTCTTATCGTTGTTAGTTACAACAGTAACTGCACCAGTTGCGTTGCCAGTAGGTAGAGATCCAGTAGTACCCTGCGCTACGTTAGGTATAGCAGTTAAGCCAAGACGTACTGCATCATCTGGATTAAACGCAACAATCTGATACTCAAGTAAGACTGGAGCCATGTTGGTGGCACCTTTAAGCATAACAACGGCTTTATCTGCACCAGCCGTTGCAAACACAGCATTAGGTATGTCAAATCTATATAGCCCCGGCATGTTGGTGCCGTCAACAGCAACAAATCCACCAGATGAATATGCACCAGTAGCTGTCTGTGTGACCAATGGGATGTTTACTCTTGCGCCTCGCTCAACACAATAGTCAGCCGTAAGACCAGCAGAGTTAAACACTAACCCAGTTAGTCCTGCACCAGTAGATACAGATGAGTTTTGGATAAACACATACTCTGTACGGCTAGTATTGTTGATCTGTACTAATTGTTTAGCCATTTATCCCACCCTTCATTCCCGGATGTACTACCATTCCACCTCCAGTAGCTCCAGCCACAGGTGTTGCATCAATTTGCGCAAATGGAAGTGCCTGATAACTTGCAGTCGAGAATGATAGGAACGCTCCAGATGTTCCGTTTCTACTAACTACATCCAGCGATAGTATCTCGCCATTAAATGTTTGAGAACTATCTGTCGTGTTCTGTATGTGGAAATATTGAAGCGTTTTTTCAAATGCGTTTTCAACTACAAAAAAGTACGTAGTACCACCAGTTAATGTCGGATTAGTCGTAAAGTTAAAACTATAGTTAGTAACAGTTTGTGTACCAACGCGTTGAAGTCCATGTCCATATGACGGACTAGATCCCACAGTCGTTGTTCCAGCAGCATCTAAAATACGTCCAGTATATGTACCTGTAGTTTGCGCTGCTGCACTTAAACGCAAGCCCTTGATAACTATCTCATTTAAAGTGTAATTGAAACCTGTAGGTAGACTAAATCTAAATCCTGTTTGTGACGTTGCGGCAGATGTCGCAGTAGTTGTCTGTGGTGTTGCACGACTACACTTATTGGAATACCAGACAGTAGAAGAACCAATTGATATATTTGGATAACCAGCTGCTGGAGTTACTCCGTTTACGCCATATTCATCAGCGTTCTGTGAATACGCCGTGTTAGTAGCATATGCAGCATTAAAACCACAACCTGCTCCAAATGTGGTACCCGGAAAGATACGTACTGCATATCGCTCACCTTTGGTTAATGCGGAAGTAAGCGTCATTGTAAATTGAACAATTTCACCGGGAGGCATTGTGCCAACGTCGTTGTCAATATTTGCAGTGCCTGAAAGCGGTGCTGCACTATTCCATACACCTACACCAGCTTGAACAGATATGGCATACAGTCTTGCTGAGACATTTTCACCACCGTTATTAGTGTTATTAGCGCATTGAATGGCAATCCTAAAACTTGCTCCATTAGCAAAATCAGCTGGACAAATAAATACGTATGTAAATCCAGATGTACCACTAGCAGTCTGAATAGTCCTCAGAGCGTATGTATAGTCTGATGGCCCAAATGGGAAGAATGTATTGAACTTTGCCATTATGCATTACCGCCATCAGGATTTACTGTTACGTTAGCAGTATTGCTTAATGTTCCCTCCCATGCAGCAGTTTCATCATCTTCCTTATAAACCGATATATTTCCGTCACTAACAATTACTCTGTTGCGCATAGCCCGTAATGCAGATCGAACAGTCCGTTCATTTACTACATCATTACTAGACCCTGAACTATCCAGTAACCTATTAAGTAATGCGTCAGCAATCTGCGTTCGTTTATGCACGTGGATAGGAATAATTGAAAAGGCATCACCCGGTTGAGGTTCCGATGTTAATGGGTCCTCTGTTGTTATAAATCCGTTCGTTTGTAAATATTCTGTAACTGGAACAGATTGACCGGTACAGTTCCCTGTAGTAAATACAATTGTCTGTTCGTCGTATGTTTCATTACTAGCCGTTAAGTTTGTGCTAAACGAATTAAATGTAGCAACAACTGCATTAGTTACAAGACCTGTAACTCCAGTGTAAACAGAAGCTAGATCACGTAATATTCTTCCTGCTGATCCGGATATAGAGTGAGTAGAAAGAAGTTCATCCCATACTGCATCTACCAGTTCGTCAATAAACGATGTGTCAGTTGCAGTATTGGTAATAACGTTTGGCTGGAACTCGTGTACATCCGCAGCTGCATGATGCGAACCAGTAATAGACACCTGATGCTGTGCCGACTGCGATAGCAATGGATATCCACTAAACGAATCGTATGTAGTAAACCGTGCGCTAGATGCAATTGGGTCATTTGCTAACCGCAAGTTGATTGCAGAGTTACCAAATGTTGCAGATGTAATAGCACCAGCCGTTAAAGTGCGAGTTGTGTGCGACCAGATATCACTGACTGTTGGAGCAGTAGAAGATGTGAGAGGATCACCTGAATAAACATAACCAACTGCTTGAACTGGTCGCATGACTGCATCTGAAATCGTGACAGTTATTATGCCGACTGTATCCAGTAATGCTTGCGTAAGTTCGTGAAACCACAGTCCATTGCTAATGTGCGTAAACGCTGGATTTAATACAGTTATTGCTGGTGTAACACCATTCTTAGTAACTTGAACTAGCGTTGAAACACTTAAACCAGTTGTGACTGGAGTGTATCCATCAGCTGCAGCAGCTGCATAAAAAAATATACGCCTGCGTAAGCCATTAGTTTCGTTCTGTGTAAATTGAAACATTAGTTAATACCTGCGTTTATTGTATACCGAGAAGTTGTCGCTAACGTGCTAGGTGGATTCGGTATGGTTGCTGGACTGAAGTCAGTAATATCAAGATTTATAACATATCTAAACGTACCTGATTCAGTCCATGTGTTGGCTGTTATATCGGCCTCAACACCAAATGTAGGTATGTCACTTAAACAGTTAGCGTCTTGCGCTCGGTTATAAGTAAACTTGGGTAGGTTTAAAGCATCCCCACTGCTTTGTATTCCAACTACATATTTAACACCGGTTGTAAGTAATTGAGGTGTGTTAAACGGAATGTATACCTGACCATTATTTGTATACATTGCATTAGTAAAAGATGGCGCACCGCCATCTGCTATTACTCTAGATGTTATTAAAGTCGGTGGGTAAGACGTGGCATTGTAAAGCCGTAATGACGCGGTTATAAAGTTAGGGTTAGCTTGAATTGGCAGTAGTACACCCTGTAACGAACACGTTCCACCCATAGATGTTGGTACTGTAAACGCTACTCCAGCTAACTGATTTGTACTAAAACTACCAATATTTACAACGCTTTGTCCTTGAACTGGGTAGCCATATGTTTTGGTTGTGGATGCTACTCCAAATCTAAAAGGAGACGCATCTTGAGTCCACGTTCTGGCAAATGGTTGACCAGACATTAAAGTGTAATCACGCTTACTTTGATCTTGAGTCTGCACCAGACTTAGGCCACCGCTCCAAGTGCCGTAGGTCTCAAGACCTATAGCAACTGTATTTCCTCTTGTTACGTTTTGCGGAGTAGTGAGGTTCCACCATATAAATGTTGGAGTACTAATACCAGCTGTAACACTAATTGAGTTTGGATCCGTATAGGTCTTTGTTGTAAGAGGATTTGCGGGTAGCGATTGACCTTTGACATATTGCCACATTGCAATACGTACAGGTGGTGTACCAGAAGAACTACTTACACACATACCGAGTTGTGTAATAGTCATGTCTTCCTCGGCTGTATAAACATTGACTATGTACTGACTTGTAGCATTAAATGTCCATTGGGTATAGCCAAATGCTGGGACAAATCCTGTGCCGTATCGGCTAACTGTATTTATAATCATGTTGCTACTACCCAAATATTGTCAGGGTCGCTAATTGATAAAGATGCAGTCTTGCCATCAATTCTTTGCTCTGAATAATCTAAAAGCAAAAGTGTTCTAAGTAATAGTTTTATTTGCGGTGTTAATGATGCGCAATAATCTAAAAATGCTTGCTCACTCTCAAAAACAAGTGATTCAGATTCGTTCCACCAAATAATCAATCGACCATCTGCCATCATATCTGCGTGAAATATTTGTGCTGATTCTGAGTATGTCATTGGCTCACCTTTTTAAGTGCGCCTTCAATTAGGATGTTAAAAGCCTGAACTGTTCGTAATCCTAATGTACCAAGTAAAAAAGAAAGCCCAATCATCTGATGGGGCTGCTCCCACCCAAGTTGCTTAGCAACTAGAGGTGTCAAGTATATTGCTGATGCAGTGCCTGACAACACAGTTATAAGACCTTGCATGACAGTTTTAATTTTGTTCCAGTCTGTACCAATGACTGCACCAATAAAACCAGCAAGTAAAGTGTTCAGATCAATCTGCAATTTATCCATCGATATGCCTCGTCGTTTCACTGATCTTGGTAACCTCCGGTAATCTCGTGGAGAACACGGGCAGATTGCTGTCTTGCCTCATAAAGAAAGCAATCAACGCAGTTGCCATTGCAGGTATACCAGCACGTAAGCCTTCGACGCTACATAAAAGCAGAGCGCGAGTCACCGTGCCAAAAGTGGCATTATCAGGAATATGTTGAGTCTTCCAAGAAGCGTCAAACTCTGGAGCAGCACTAGCCGTAAATGCAGCTAGTGCAACTAAGACTAATCTGCCCCAAGCGATTGTCACTGTTTGCCTCCAGCAGTCATAACTGGAGGAACACTGAAGATTCCGTTGGGTCCTTTATATGATGGGTCTAACCGCATCCACAATTGCATGCGGACCTGATCATACCAATCACCCCAGAATGTACGACCAACAAGCGATGGATCGTCATAGTTTTTAAGTGCAATCTTACGAGCAGCATATGCAGGTAGTGCTTGCAATAACAAGTCATCACTTAAAAATGAGAATGTTCCAGAACCTTCAGTAATAGCCGTGGGTAATCCCGCACCGCGAGCTATAAATGAAATTGCAGTAGATGGTACAGAATAGAAACCAATATTGTTATAGCCAGCTTCGTACCAGTACGTTGGTTCACCAGCCGTAATAGTGTAGTTAAGATCGTATGACCGCAATTCATTTTCCCCGCATCGGGTAAGTGGAATAGTTGTCCCGTTGATGTGAATTGTAATTGGGCAAGTTAAAGCGGATGCACTAAAGTCGTAAGTTCTTCCAGTGTGTGTTGGCACACTTAATGTTGTCGGAAGATATACGCAA